AGCACAGAATTGTGAAAACTGCCATACATGTGGTAAACCAATATACTTTGGCTTAGGTGGATATAACCGGGCAGAGTATGCATATAAGCGTATGATTAAAGGGCGGACAAACTATTTTTGTACATGGACTTGCATGAGCAAAGGACGGTGATTACACTGACAGACAAAGAATTATGCCAATACAGGAAATTAGTTCAGGAAGCAGCAGACCTTCAAAACAGAATAGACAAGCTGTATGATAAGGATATTGATGTAATGCCTAGTAAGGTAATAGGCACATCAAAGCATTTTCCATACCTTGAATTTCGCATGGGCGTATATGCTTATGACCCGAAGCAAAAAGCTGAGAGAGATAAAATGATAGCAATGTATCAGGATAAGCTTGAGAAGGCAAGAAAAGAAGCATTAAGGATTGAGCAGTTTATTAATAGCATTCCTGATAGTGAACTCCGGCAGATATTCAGGTACAGATACATAGACGGAATGAAATTAAGGGAAATTGCCGAGCTGATGAATATGGACCGAAGTAGTGTTGGTAAAAAAATTCGAGGTTATTTAAACTTTCCCCCAATTCCCCAAAATGTATGATAAAATTTAAAGTGGAAGATTGTAAGAATATTACCTCCATGCGGCTGCCAGGTGTCACGGCCTGGCGGCTCTTTTTCATGAGGAAACTAAGACAAATTATAGGTTGTAGATCACGATCCTACATGGTATAATTTACCACAAAGGAGGTTGTTATATCATGTACGAAAGAACAGTAAAATACCAATATTTTCAGGTTAAAAGTATTCAGAAAATTAATAATAAATGGTCTGATAAGCCTGAGGTTTTTTACTTACACGATTGGATTGAAAAGGTTGAAAATGAACATTTACTTAAGAAAAAAGTGGATGTAAATAGGTGTCTAATAAGAATTGATCACATGAATTGGGATCGTTTACATAAAATATGGTGTCTTAGGTTTTTAAGATTAAGAGATACCAATATTCCTGCAAAAGTAAAGGACTATCAGGATGCTAAAGATATAGAACTAGAATCTGATGAATATATTGGTGATGGGATAGATGTTTTATATGATGCAGTTAGTGGTATAACTATGATACAAATGAATAAATTTTCTATCGGTGTAGGCAAGCTGGCAGAATTTATCACTCATACATTTGATAAAGAGAATTACAGAATTTTTTTTGAACCTATTGCTGATGCATCAGTTTTTTCTGAAGTATTAAAAAATGATGTAACAAAAATAACAATTGGCTTTGCAAATATTGTTGACTTGAACCAATTATCTGAGGGCGCTTCTACATTAAGAAGTATTGTTCATCTGATGAAAAAAATAGGTGGTTTTGTAGGAAATATAAGTATAGGGGTTGGGCATCTGAAGAAAAAATATTTAGATAAGATTGAGGTTGAAAGAATTGCTAATGAGTTGTTAGAGAATCAGCACTTATTGTCAGTAGCTAAAGTAAGTTATCGCGATGATGATATGGCTCGTACAGAGGTAATTGACTTATTTGATAAAATTGAATGTGATTATATAACATATAGCATTAAGCCAAAGAAATCCTTAGAATATACTGAAGCAATTAATGCTATGATATCATTGTATGAAAAAAGAAAAAGTGATTTGTACAGTTTAATGGGATTTACTATGGAGTGAGTCGAATATGAAAAAAGCAGGCTACGTATGGGAGCGCATATATCCCTATTTTATATCGTTGGTTATAGTTGTAGTATTTAAATTTTATGAAATAAATTTAATTAATGACTCCAATATTGATAATGCATTGGATGGTGTGAATACCATGTGCGCATTAATTATTGGGTTTTTAGGAGCAATGTTACCAGTTATACTTGGTATGAAAAATGAATCAAAATTTGTTAAATATGTTTTTGAGAAAGACAAAAAGAAGCTGTTTCTTAAGTATTTAAGAGAAACTATAATCACTGGACTCGTGGCATCCCTGGTGACTATAGTTATGTATTTTAGGGGTAGCATCGATAATAATAGAATTAAAGATATTATTTTTTTAGCATGGGTTTTTATTACAATATCATTTATGATATGCACTTATCGTTGCTTATCTAATATGCTAGCATTATTGTTTTCTGATGATAAAACATTAGCAAATAGTTCATCGAATTTACCTTTTGAAAAGAGAATAAAAACAGAAGAAGAAGAAAAACTTGAGGAAAAATACATGAAAAAATTTTAAATATACTTTGAGATGCTTTATTGTATATTGCATAAAATATTGGCATATAATTCTATTACTAATTGTAATTACTAATTAGTAGGAGAGTTGCCATGTATGATTTTCTAATTATTATTGTTACAAATGTTATAACAGGCTTAATAGTTAAAGGTATTTTAATTTCAATCAATGAATTATATAAAAAATATAAAAAAATTTTACATTCGAAATATATAACAATAATAAGAGTCTCAATAGAGGCTCTTTTCTTTATACCCACAAAACAAACGAACAGAGGTGGTGAGGCTTGGCAAGGGCACCTGATGAAAGAGCAGAAAAAGCCTTCAAGCTGTACCAACAGGGGCTTAAATTGATTGAAATAGCAAGGCAATTAGAAGTCCCGGAAGGTACGGTTCGAAGTTGGAAAAATAGATATAAGTGGGATAATGCAACGTTGCAAAAGGACAATCGCAACGTTGCGAAACGTAAGAAAGGCGGTCAGCCTGGAAATAAAAATGCAGTAGGCCATGGAGCTCCGGAAGGAAATAAGAATGCGGAGAAGCATGGCTTTTTTGCTAAGTGGCTTCCTGAAGAGACATTCGAGATATTTCAGGAGATACAGCAGAAGGATCCGCTAGATATCCTCTGGGATAATATAATGCTGCAGTTCACTGCTATAGTCAGGGCCCAGAAGATTATGTTTGTTAAGAATCAGCAGGATAAGACCATTGAAAAGATTGAGGAAAAGGACGGTAATGTTATCGGAGAGCGCTGGGAAGTACAGCAGGCTTGGGATAAGCATGCAACATTTATTAAGGCACAGTCGAGGGCAATGGGAGAGCTTCGCTCTATGATTAAGCAGTATGATGAGATGCTGCATAACAACTGGGAGCTGGCTACTGAGGAGCAGAAGACACGTATTGAGCTGATGAAAGCAAGAGCTAATATTGTAGATAATACCGTTACAGAAGATGACGGCTTCCTTGATGCTTTAGCCGGAAAGGTTGATGAGATATGGCAAGAAGAATAATAAAGGCTATATTCAAATTTCAACCTTTCTCAAATAAGCAGCTTAAGGTATTAACCTGGTGGCTTCCTAACTCACCAGTAAGTGACAAAGATGGCATCATAGCTGATGGTGCAATCAGGTCCGGTAAAACATTATCCATGTCACTATCATTTGTAATATGGGCAATGACCACATTCTCAAATCAGAACTTTGGTATGTGTGGAAAGACAATCGGGTCTTTCAGGAGGAATGTTTTATTCTGGCTGAAGCTTATGCTCCGGTCCAGAGGATACGGAGTAACTGACCACAGGGCTGATAACCTCCTGGTTGTAACCAGAGGGGATGTAACAAATTACTTTTATATATTTGGCGGTAAAGATGAGCGGTCGCAAGATTTGATACAAGGTATCACTCTGGCAGGCTGCTTTTTTGATGAAGTCGCATTGATGCCTGAATCCTTTGTTAATCAGGCAACCGGCCGATGCTCTGTTGATGGCTCAAAATTCTGGTTTAACTGCAACCCTGACGGACCGTATCACTGGTTTAAGGTCAACTGGATAGACAAAATAATCGAGAAGAACCTGCTTTATTTGCACTTCACCATGGATGATAACCTGAGTTTGTCTGAAAGGATTAAAGCCAGGTATCGTTCCATGTATTCAGGGGTATTTTATCAACGGTATATCCTCGGATTATGGGTAGTAGCTGAGGGTGTAATATATGATATGTTTGACCGGGCTAAGCATGTAGTAACGCAGCTCATAGACCTAGTCAGAGATGTATATTATGTCAGCATCGACTATGGCACCCAGAACGCTACGGTATTTCTTTTGTGGTGTAAAAACAGAGCAGGTAAATGGATTTGCATTAAAGAGTATTACTACTCCGGCCGAGATGAAAGCGAGCAGAAAACAGACTCAGAATATGCTGATGACCTGCAGGCCTTCCTGGGCAATATAAAACCAAAGGCTGTTATTGTTGACCCGAGTGCAGCTTCTTTCATTGCGGAATTGAGAAAGAGAGGCTATCACATCAAGAAGGCAAAGAATGATGTACTGGATGGTATTCGATTTGTTGCTACATTGCTGAATCAAGAGTTGATTGCGTTCTCGGAAGAGTGCAAAAACACTATTCATGAATTCAGCAGTTATATATGGGATGCCAAAGCTTGTGAGCGTGGAGAGGATAAACCAATTAAGCAACATGACCATGCAATGGATGCGGTAAGGTATTTCTGTTACACAATCATTTACAAGGGTAACGGATTAACAATCTTAAAATAATGCACCCAAAATAACAGTAATACTATACTTTTTAAGATACCAAAAGTAAGAATGCCGTATTTACAGGCATTACAGAAAATTTAAAGTTTTCGTGTAGCAGAAATTTAGTGAATAGTTGAGGTGAAAATATGGAGTTTAGAAACGATATAAATATACTGACTACTCCGGAGCTGATTAAGATTTACATTGACGAATTCGAGCAGTCCAAGGAGCGTCAGCTCATGATTAAAGGTGAAAAATACTATCGGGTTGAGAATGACATTCTTGACCGGAAAATGTACCGGTATGAAAATGAAAAACCAGTACTGGATGAAACAAAGCCCAATCATAAGTTGGCACATGGCTTTATGCATGAGTTTGTTGAGGACAAGGTGAATTATCTCCTGTCTAAGCCATTATCAATGACATGCGAAGATAAAAGATATTTAGAATTAGTTCAAGAAACTTTAGGCAAGCGTTTTCAGCATAGACTTGTGCAACTGGGTACCGAAGCCAGTAACAAGGGAATTGCCTGGATGTATGTGTACATAGATGATGATGGGCAATTTAAGACCAAGAAAATTCCGTCCGAGCAATGTATATCGCTCTGGATAGATAATGACCATGAGGAGCTGCAGGCTCTTATAAGGTACTACCAGGTTGAGGTGTACGAAGGCAAAGAAAAGAAGCTTGTAACAAAAATAGAGTATCATGAGCCGGACGGAGTTGAGTATTATGAGATGACCAGTCACGGGGAGGTAATCCTTGATGCAGAAAAGTATCTGGACCAGCCTTATGACGGTGGTAACAAGATACCGCACTTCACAGTAGATAAAGCTCCTGGTTCATGGGAGCGTGTCCCGTTTATACCATGGAAGAATAATGACTATGAGCTGCCGGATTTACAGTTCATCAAGTCGCTTATTGACGAGTATGATTTATCCCGGTCTGATGTGGCCAATTTGCTGGATGAAATCAAGGATATTGTTTATGCTCTTCGTGGATATGGCGGAGAGAGCTTATCAGAGTTTATGCGTGACCTGGCATATTATAAAGCTGTTAAGCTAGACGATGATGGCGGTTTAGATAAGGTTGAACATACAATCAATATAGATGCTGCAGAGAAACACTTCCAGCAGCTTCTGAAAGATATATACCGGTTTGGCCAGGCAGTTGATAAAGGACAGGATAGCATTGGCAATAGTCCATCTGGAATAGCTTTGAAATTTCTTTATTCTGGATTGGACCTTAAATGCAATAAGTTGGAGGATAATTTTAAGTGGAGCTTTGAACAGCTCCTTTATTTTGTAAACAAATATCTTGAGATTACAAAGAAAGGACAGCCGTCTAATAAGGAAATTATTATTATATTTAACCGGGATATCGCTATAAATGAGGCATCAGCAATTGAAGAATGCAAGAACAGTAAAGGTATAATATCTGACCGAACTATTATAGCTAATCATCCCTGGGTGGAAGATGTGGATGAGGAAATAAAGCAGATTGAGATGGAAAATAGAACTCCTGAGGATGATTTTATCCGGCTAAATGAAGAGAAATTGAAGGATGATGAGGAAGCAGGTGAATAATCTGTGGCCCAAAAGTATAAGCCATATTGGCAAGTGCGCCAGGAGAAGAAATACCTTGCCGGCGAGAAAAAGATAAATGATTACTATCGAAATCTGAAAAAGTCTTTTGAGCAGGCAAAACATGAGATACAGTCCGTTATAAATAATTTTTATTGGCGATTTGCTGAAGAAAATCGGTTATCATTTGAATCCGCACAGCTAAAACTAAATCAAATGGAAATCGGGGAATTGAAGGACTTTATAAGAAAAGCATATGAGAACATGGGTAAATATAACCTTGAGCTTAACAACATGTCTATTCGAGCCAGAATAACCCGATACCAGGCATTAGAAAAGCAGATTGACGCTATTCTTCAACAATTATATGCAATTGAGTACCAATATAAAGGTGAAGAGCTTCTGAAAGAAGTCTACACAGATACATATTACCGGACCTGGTTCAACATAGACCAGTACCACGGCTTCCATCAGGAATTTGCTCAGATAGATGCTAAGACAGTGGAGGAACTGATAAAGTATCCATTCAATGGAGCTGACTTCTCTGCCCGGTTATGGAAGCAAAAGGACCACATGCTGCAGAAGTTGAATGAAAGCATAACCACCATGCTTATCCAGGGAAAAGACCCGAAGACACTGTCTAAAGATTTTGCAAAGATGTTTCAGACAAAAGAATATGAAGCATACCGGCTGCTGCATACAGAAGGCTCCTTTATCATGGAACAAGGGACGCTGGCCGGATATAAAGAGGATGGAGTGGAGAAATACCGAATACTTGCTATCTTAGATTACAAGACATCTGATATCTGCAGGAGTGAAGACGGAAAGGTATATGATGTAGATAAAGCAGTTACCGGTGTGAACTATCCTCCGTATCATCCACATTGCAGAACCACTACGGTACCGGTGTATGAAGATGATGACTTATCAAAGGAAAAGAGAGTAGCCAGGGACCCGGTAACAGGGAAAACATATCAAGTGCCTGCAGATATGACTTATGAGCAATGGTATGATAAGTACATAAAAGATAATCCAGAAGCTTTGCTTGAAGAAAAGAAGTGGAAGAACAGATATACAGACAAGAAGCAGTATGAAAGGTATAAGGAAGTACTAGGCAAGGATTTGGATGCAAATTCACTTGATGATTTCCAGAATTTGAAGTATAATGAAGCTGAGAAATGGAAATCAAAACAGCGTGAATATAATACTATATCAAAAATAAAATCAAAGGAAACCTATTCAGAAGAATATCGAAATAAACTTATCAAAACTTATTACGACTTTAAAAAAGAAGGGTTCGAGTTTACAGATCATTCTTTAAATAGGTTTTTGGGTCAAAAATCGGGCAAGGGTAAGAGAACATTTACAAAAGATGATTTATTAAAGGTTCTAAAATCAGAAACAAATTATATAGACGACATGGACAGAACAGTTAAATTTTATGATGACATAGCAGTTATCCAAAACAAGGAAACAATGGAAGTTGTAACAATTGTTACAAGAAAGTATCCTAAGAAAGGGTGGAGTCCTATTGATAAATAAGTTAAAGCAAATGATGGAGCAGCTCATTAATGGAGAATATGACTGTAATGCTTTTTCATACGATTTTCCTGATGAAATGTATGAGTTAGATGATGAGAAAGCACTTGATATACTTGATGATATGCCTGAAATATGTGCTGCATATGACCCGTATAAAAATGGCGAAGACGGGACTTTAAATGATAAGGAATTTATCAACGAAGTGAAAAAGATTTATAAAAAATTAATAGAAGCGGGTTATTAATGCCATCTATCGTAACAGTAAGCGACAGATGTTATTTTTATATGACAAAATATTTACATTATCTGCTATAAATATTATAATAACCTCATAAGGAGGTATGTGTTATGGCAGGTGCAGTAAATAAAGTAATAGCAGGAGATTACCAAAACTATATTGTAAGTGTCGGTTTTGGTGGAGTATATTTAAGTTATTTTTTCAAAAAGATTAAGTTAGACAAAAGCACTGTGTCATCATACGAACTAATAACTGACGAACGTAAAAAGAGCGCTGTAAGTAGCATAGGAAGAGGACTCGTAGGAGGGGCATTATTAGGACCAGTAGGGATGTTGGGAGGAGCTTTGTCAGCTAAGAACAAAGGCATCTATCAAGTAGCGATTCAATTTAGCGATGGCAAAAGAAGTTTATTGGAGCTGGACGATAAAACTTATAAAGGACTGATGAAAGCAATCTTTTAAACAGTAGAAGCACTTACTTCGGTAGGTGCTTTTCTTATGCAATTGATTGGAGATGGGAAGCATGAAGATACCGGAAAAAATACGTATTGGCGGTGTAGTGTATGACGTCAAATATGAGGATCGACTAAACAATGGCACTAATCTTGCTTATGGACATATTGATTATGATAAAGCCCTAATTAGATTAGCTCCAAATCTGCAAGATTATCAGGGAGAATGTCTAACATTTTTACATGAAATTCTGCACGGAATAGCTAAACATTTTGGGCTTAAAATTGAAAGTGACGAGAAAACCATTGATGCATTGGCAAGGGGACTGTATATGGTAATTAGTGATAATCCGGAAATATTCAATGATGCTTCAGTTATAAAAGGCCAAAGCAATCATTAGATGATTAAGGAGGGTTTACTTTGAAAAACCGGGCTTTTTCATAAGAAAAGGTACT